CAGGTTCTCCCTGACGCCCTTGCGCAGAAACTCGGTCGCGCGTCTGGTGCAGACTGCCCCGGCTTTCGAGGTATCACGTCGCTGTTCTTCACGGGTGAGGGTTACCAAGGTGGCTTCCACTGGGTGACCAACAACCCGTACCTGAAAGACCTTGCCATCAAGGTGAAGCGTGCGCCCAAGGGTCTTAACCCCGGCACAGCAACAATTCCTCGCGGTAACGGCAGCGGCCTGACACAGTTTACCAGCGGTGCCCCTGTCGTCCTGAAGTGGTGGCAGCGCAGTTACCCGCAGGCTGGTGGCGCTAACGACCGCGCTCGGATGGGCGTCCGCTACTATGGCGCTGACGGTGAACCGCTGAATGACATCATCTGGGCGTCGATGATTGCAACCGCCACTGATGTCTGGACTGAACGGACTCTGACCGGAACCATCCCCCCTGACACATATGGCGTTCGCATCTACATGGAAATGGAACGCGTCAGCGGCAGCTACAACGACGGCTATATTGACGACATCTCGCTGACCATCGACGCGAACCCGGTGACGATCACCAACGCAGGCGGTGAAATCAGCGGCAATTATGGCTGGGTCAACGAAGTAGGCGACATTGGTCAGCGCTTCAGCAACCCGGCGCCCAGCACCGGGACAGCATACTTCACAGGTGGCGCTTATCCATTGTCGCGGGCCTACCAGATGTTCACCAGCACGGCCACGGGTGACGACGCGAACCCGGCGCACATGATCTATGAGTGCCTGACGAACCGCGACTGGGGTATGGGGTCGTCCGCAACGATGATCGACGTTGGCAGTTTCGAGCAGGCCGCAAACGTGTTGCTGCTCGAAGGCTTGGGCCTGTCGATGATCTGGACGCGACAGACTTCCATCGAAGCGTTCGTCACGGAAATCCTCGACCACATTCAGGCGACGCTGTTCGTGAACCCGCGCACCGGACTCCTGACGCTGAAACTCATCCGTGGCGATTACGACGTGGATGATCTGCGTCACATCACCGTGGACAATGCTCGGCTGACGAACTTCCAGCGCAAGGCTTGGGGTGAAATCGTCAACGAAATCGTGGTGACGTGGACCAACCCTGAGACGGAACAGGACGAAACGATCACGCTTCAGGACAACTCGGCAATCGCGAGTCAGGGTGACGTGGCTTCCGATAGCCGGAACTACTACGGTGTCCGCAGCGCTGATCTGGCCATGCGACTGGCAGCACGGGATCTGCGCAGTTCTGCCACGCCGTTGGCCAGTTGCGATGCTGAACTCGACCGCAAGGCATGGGACTTGTTGCCCGGTGAAGTCGTCAAGGTGACGTGGCCGGAACACGGACTCAACGCTGTACCGATGCGTGTCGGGCCGGTGGACTACGGGCGTCCCGGTGACCCTGCGATCAAGGCGTCACTCATGGAAGACATCTTCGGCTATGCGACCACGGACTACAGCACACCACCTTCGAGCGGTTGGCAAGACGACGACATCACACCGACGCCGATGCAGTTCGCCAAAGTGTTCACGGTGCCTTCGTTCTTCGCGGCCAACTATCTGCCGACGACGACCATCGGACTGGCTGACATCGAATATCCTGAAGTCATCGCAGGGGTTCTCGCCACGTCACCCAACGCTGTGGCTTACGATCTGTACGGCGACAAGGTGAACGTGGACGGCACCATCACACAGGACACCTTCACCACGAACACTGTTGCCGGTCGCGCGACGCTGACCATCCCACTGGCAGAAGCAGCGGTGTCGGAGTTCGTCGGGTTCACGAATTTCACAGGTCGCGTTGCTCCCGGCAACAGCGTCTTCGTGTTTATCGGTGGCGTTGACGCAGACGACGGCGAGACAGAGATTGCGCTGATCACCGAGAACAGCGGGTCAAGTTACACGCTGAAGCGCGGCATCCTCGACACTGTTCCGCGTGTCTGGGACGCCGGGACGCCGTGTTACTTCATCGAACTGGGTAGCGCGATCAGCGAACGCATCATTCGGTCAGACGGCGAGAATGTTGAATACGCGCTGCTGTCTCGCACGGTTGGCGGAATCCTGTCGCTCGACGTGGCGGAGTCTGTAACCGGCACGCTGAGCGGTCGTCCCCACTACCCGCTGCGGCCAGCCAATGTGAAGGTCAACGGCCAAGGGTTCGGCGTGGTGGACATTAGCGCGGTCGATCCGATTCCTGTGACGTGGGCGAACCGCAACCGCACAATGGAAAACAGCCAAGTCGTCTACTGGGACGACGCCAATGTGACACCTGAAGCCGGTCAGACGACCACGGTTGGGCTTTACACCGAAGCGGGGGCGCTGATCACCGAGTTCACCGGCCTCACCGGCACGTCGCACAGCTTCGCGGTGTCGGCACTGGGCGCGAACACCCGTGCCGTGGTCAAGGTGAAATCTGTGCGCGACGGCTTTGACTCGCTTCAGGCGCATTCGATCATCGTCGATAAGACTGCCGGTTCCGGTTCAGGTGGTGGGACGGGCGAGGGTGGTGGCACGGGTGAGTTCCCTGACACTGTTGGCTGGACGGCGTTCACCCCGATCAGCGGGACCGTATACTCGCCGCTGACAACAGTTGAGACGATTTCCACGTTGTCGGGCAGCACCGTCACTGCCGTAGCTTCGCTGACCTACACCAACCATTCCTCATTGGTTCGGTCGATGAACATCAAATTCCAGTATCGCATTGCTGGAACGACCGATTGGACCGACATGGGTGCGCCTGCCGGGGGTAGCGGGTCATACTTTGACGGGGAAACCAGCGAATACGATCTTGGTGCGGTGTCAATCACGCGCACGCTCACCGGTATTCCGGCGAACGACTACGACGTGCGACTGGTCGGCAACGTCAACGCTGGCGGTGTACCACTCTACCCTGAAGGTTCAGCGTCGGTGACGGTTACCGGGGGTAGTTAAGTAGGCTTCGAGTTAACAGGGTTGCCATTCCCCATCCACCCGTGGTAGTGCAATCACTAAATAGGTGATCGACCACGGGTGGCGCAACCATGTCCATTTTTCAGAAATTGCTCACCGCGCAAGAAATGGCGCTCTGTCTCGTCCGCAAGTGGTGGCGTCCTCTCACGCAAATGGGCATTGGCGCGGCGCTGATTGTCAACGGCGTGGTCATCCCAATCTACACTTGGACCGTTCCTGATATGACGGCGATGGCGGCTTATGTGGCCGCTGCAACTGCTGCTTTCGGTGTCAGGGCTTACGAGAAGGCGAACGACCTGACATGAAACTGACACCGCGCATCGTTGCTGCCGTCGCCCACGAAGAAGGGTTGGTCCTCGAAGCCTATAAGGATTCAGAAAACGTCTGGACTTGGAGTCTAGGTGTGACCAACGCTTCGGGGCATCAGGTTTACCCGCGCTACCTCGACAAGCCGACGACCATCGAGCGCGCTCTGGAAGTCGCAATCTGGCTGCTCGAAAATAAGTATCTCCCGGCTGTCCGTAACGCTTTTGCCGGTCACACTTTGACCGAGAACCAGATTGCCGGGGCGCTGTCGTTTCACTGGAACACTGGTGCGATCAGCACTGCATCATGGGTGAAGAGTTTCAAGGCTGGGGACATGGTGAAAGCCCGCGCCGGATATCTCGACTGGGACATCCCCGCATCCATCATTCCGCGTCGCAAGCGTGACGCAGCACTGTTCTTCGACAACAAGTGGCCGGATCTGCGGACGCCTATTTGGAAGGTTGCCAAGCCGTCCTACCGCCCGGTTGGTGGTAAGCCCATCGACATCCTCCCGATGCTTCAACAGATCATGGGAGGTAAGTGATGTTCCCAATCCCTACACCGTGGAAACTCGGCACCATCGCTTTCGGTGTCCTGTCCCTCGCACTGGTCGGCAAGGTGGTATTGCAGAACCACCAGATCCACAAACTCGAAGACTCCCTGACGCTCTGCCAAGCGGACCTCACCACGTCGCGCAACAACGCTGCCACGCTGGAAGCCGCACTGGAAGACCAGAACCAGTCGATCCTCATCCTGTCAGCCGAAACACAGCGACGCCTTGCCGCTGCCAAGGTGGCCGTGGGCGAAGCGCAGAAGCGCACCCGCGCCGCTGAGCAGAAGGTCGCTGTGTTGCAGAGCCGCCCCATCAATGGGGACACGCTGGAAGAGCGCATCAAAGACGTGGATGCACGGGTGTTGGAGAACCTGCGATGAACCGCTCCACCCTCATACCCCTTGTCGCTCTGACTCTCGCCGGTTGTGCGACCAAGCCTGAACCAATCGTTCGCACTGTCACCGTCAACGTACCAGTAGCTGTCGAATGTGTCCCTGCGACGCTCGACCCCGCACCTTCATACCCCGACACAGACGAAGCGCTCCGCAGCGCACGGGATGCAGCGGAACGCTATGCGTTGATCGCCGCTGGCCGGTTGCTGCGTGACGCGCGACTGGGGGAACTTGAACCTGTGATTCTGGTTTGCCGAGAGGGTGTAAAGTGAGCGAAGACGTGATGCAAGTTGCCCGTGAAGCCCTTGATCTTGCCCGTGATGTTGATCGTCGAGTCAACGGCCACGAAGACATCTGTGCAATTCGCTACCGGCAACTGGAACACAATATCACAGAAGTGAAGTCCGACATCGGAGATGTGAAGAAAATCCTCGCTTGGGCGGGGACCACGGGCTTCGGTATCATCATGGCAGCACTGGCATTCTTCATCAAGGTGCAGTTCGACGCCAATAGTGAGATGCAGAAGACCATTCAAGAACTCCAAACGCAGAGTATGTATGAGCGAACCAAATGACCTCGACTCGCTGCGCCAGTGGGCGTCTCCCAGGCAACTAGAATATATCGACGCGATTCAGCGAACCGGCAGCGCCCGTGCGGCTGCGAGACAGTGTGGCGTCCACCACGACATCGTTCGCAAGAGCATCGGGCGGCTGAAGAAGCGTGCTGCGGTGCATGGTTGGTCGCCGGAACATCACATGACCAAGACGGCCCCAGAACCATTCGTGGTGAAGGGTGTCTCGACCTACTACGACAAGGAAGGTGCGCCGCGCGGCCAGTGGGTCAAGACGCGACTGGACGAACAGAAATGGCTGGAAGCAGTCAAAGAAGCCGTCGAAGGCTTCGTGGCAGACGTAGCGCCGATACCGGCTGCACCACCACTGGAAGGGCGCGATACCGACGTTATACCGTGGATCAATATTGGTGACGCGCATCTCGGAATGTTGGCCCATGAAGTCGAGACCGGTGCCAACTTCGACATGAAGATTTGCGAACGTGAAATGTGCGCTGCGATCAGCACGCTAATTGACGAAGCGGGGGAGCATGAGCGATGCGTTATTCAGGATCTTGGCGACTTCACGCACGCCGAAAACACGCGCGGAGAAACTGAAGCAAGTGGTCACCGCCTCGACATGGACGGTCGCTACTACAAGATGATCAACGTCTATAGCCGCTTGATGCGCTTCATCGTGGACAAGGCGTTGAGCAAGTTCAATAACGTGGATGTCATCATTAATCAGGGCAACCACAGCCGAAAAAACGACTGGTGGATGTCAGAAGTGTTGCGCGTTGCCTACGGGCACACAGGTCGCGTCAATGTCCTGAACAACGGCAACGTCTTCATTGGTTATCGTATGGGTAAGACACTGGTGGTGTCGCATCATAGCGACAAGTGCAAACCCGGAGTGTTGCCGCAGGTGGTGGCCACAGACTTCGCTGCTGATTGGGGTGAAACTGTCTATCGCTACGTGGATATAGGTCATGTGCATCACAGCATGAAACTGAAGGAAGCCGGTGGTTGTACCGTTGAGTCCTTCAATACGCTGGCTCCGCTCGACCAGTACGCCCATGACGGGGGTTGGCGGTCGCGGCAGTCCATTACCATGATCATGCGCAGTCGAACCTACGGGGAAATCGGTCGCCGGGTGCTACCAATCGAGCGCGTCAGGGATCTGATCGACGCTGCCAGATCGACCGGTGAGAAGCCGCATTACCGACCACCGGAGCATCGGGCCTTCGCGGTATGAGCCACTGGTACACCCTCGACACCTTGACGTTCATGGATTTAAAATGGTTCAGTGATGCAGACCGAACAGCCGGTGCGTCGCTCAAGATCGTTGAAGGTCTCACGAATCAGTGTGAAGTTGTCGAGGTTCAATACCACGCTACCGGCGACTATGAAGACCGCTGGATCGACCGGGCTGGCAACGTCAAAGACCTTGCGTTTTGGCGTCCCTGTCGCCAGACAGCGTAGCCAGTTCCATCAACCGCTGGAAGAAGCCGACCTCGACGCCTGTGAAACGTCCACGTTCGACCATTGTTCTCATCGACTGAATGAAAAATGGGTGGATGTCGTCGCGGTTGCCAAGATGATTGACGAATAAGTTTGCTCTGTTTCTACCAGTTTCGCAATCTTTGACCCAGTTCCCGGTTGATGCGTCAACCCAAAAGTCATCACCAATTATCACATGCTGTTGATGCAAGGCAACCACGTTCGACAACAACCCCTCCTTTGCTACTTCTGTCACCTTGCGCACATAAATGTTACGCAATTGTTTTCAAGCGAAAATTGAATCGAAGTCGTCTTCGCTGAGCGAAACCGGCCTAGGATAGGGTGGCGATGTGACTCGCTGTATCGGGTAGTAGTCGGTATGGTTGGCACCCGCTGCCCATACCACCCACATAACATCCATCAGCGGACTGCTGCCACGTTCTTTTTCGAGGAACGAAGGACGCCACGTGAGAGGTAGCACGCGGGTCGGTCGATGGGTCTCGAAGAGTCGGCGTCGCTTTGCTGCGTGCCAATACTGAGACTTCAACAACATGGCCACCACGGGAGCCTGCTTCATGCTGTGTTCGATGAACTTATCTGCGATGTTGAACGGCGGGTTGGTGATAACAGCGTCGTATCCAAGATCCGAAAAGTCGGTTTCAAGGAAGTTGACACCGCCGTCACCGTAACCAGACTCTTGGCGAAGGTCGCAGCCGTAGACATCGTAGCCACATTCGACCAGTGCCTTTGCCATAGCCCCGTCGCCACATGCGGGTTCCAATACAAGCGACTTCTCTGGGAGAATGTCGAGGATGTGGGGACGAAGGCTATATGTAACGTCAGGTGGGGTTGGATAGAAATCAGCAGGCTTCCTATCCCATTTCTGTATTGCACCTACAATGGCGCTGGAAAGATTGCCCAAAGGTGCAGCAGTTTCAGTCATCCAAACAGATCCTCAAATTCATCATCAGGTGTCGCCAGCATCGCCGCCTCAACAGCAGCCTGTTTCTTCTTCACCATTTCAGCAGCGTAACGCCGCTCCAAGTCGCGCGTCTTTCGCTCGTCTTCCAGCAGTGCAGCACGCAGCGCCGCTACGGGGTCGCCCATCGCCTTGCCGTCGTGCGTCAGCCGCTTTGGCTCGTAGTGGTAGACCGATGCCTGCCACCCTTGGTCGTCGCGGAACAACTGAATGTGGCCGTAGGTGAGGCGTGACTCACGCAGCAGCGCTTCGATGGAGTCATCGGTCATGCCGGTCACAGTCGCGGCTGAACTCTTCGTAACTGTAGTCACTTGCGCCGGGCAATCCTTCCATCTCAGGTGGAGTCCCCCAGCGAAACTGTGTCGCGAAGTCATCGACCATATCCCGGCGCGTCTTCGCCTCCCAATGGATACCAGCAGAGCCGCACTTCCAAGCGCCGAAGAAGCGTGTGCGCCAGTGGTCGGCACGTTCCTGTTCACAGGTGCGGTAGAACGGTTCCCCGGTGACGCTGTTGATCATCTTCGTGCGACGGCAAACAGTTCCACCGCTACCCCGGTCGCCCATGTGTCGACAGTCGATGCAGAGTTTCATCAGATTAGCCCCAGCGCCGTCAGGTAGGTGTCCAGCAGCATTTGCTGTTCGCGCCGATCATCAGGATTCATTTTGCGGATCTTGATGACTTGGCGGAATATTTTCGGGCAATAACCTACCGCCTTAACTTCCGAGACGACATCTTTTTGGTCGTCCATGATACCCTTGCGCTCTTCCTCCAGATTTTCGTAACGCTGGATGAGCAAAAGAAGTCGCTCGTCTTCAACTAGTGCATCACTGTTGTGGCCCATACCCGGCGTGCCATCGTCTTCATCATCAAACATATTTGAACTCCCTACTAGCGATTAATGCAAAGTCGCCCGCCGATACTGTAACGCTTCGTCCAAGGTTGACTGCATATACTCAGCCAAATCAGCGATGGTCCCAGTATCGGCGGCAAACTGACCCAAGATGCTCAGATACGCTGCCACTGCTTCGCTCGGTCCCGCTGCTTCCAGCATCTCGTCGAACAGTTCCTCGGCTTCGTCCCAGAGTTCATCTTGGTTCATGTGAATCACCTTACGGTTGAGTCGTCACCTAGTCAACCGGCTATCGAAACGATCCCAGACTTCGGTCCAATTCCCCGTGGTTGCGGCCTTTGAGTATTCCGTGGCACGAGTCTCGAAGAAGTTGCCATGTTCGACACCGTTTAGCAGTGGAATCAGCCACGGTAGCGGGTGGGCAGTGATCCCGAACATCGGCTCCATACCCAACTGCGACAAGCGCCAGTCCGCTATGAAGCGAATATATGCCTTGATGTCCTCAGCCGTCATGCCTTCGACCGCGCCCAGTTCAAACGCCAGATCGATGAAGCGGTCTTCAATGCCAACAGTGTTCGCACAGTGGTTGCGAATGCGGTCGATAACCTTCTGCGACAGCGCGCCAGTTTCGCGGGCGAACTCATGGAACAGTCGGATAATACCTTCACAATGAAGCGACTCGTCGCGCACAGACCACGTTACGATCTGCCCCATACCCTTCATCTTGTTGAAACGTGGGAAATTCATCAGCATTGCGAAACTGGCAAACAACTGAAGCCCTTCAGTAAAGCCACCGAACATCGCCAAAGTCGTCAGAATGTCTTCCGCGTTATCCACGCCGAACTGTTGCAGGTAGTCGTGCTTCGCTTTCATTTGGTCGTATTCGAGGAACGCCGCATACTCACTTTCCGGCATCCCGATGGTATCGAGCAGGTGGCTGTATGCTGCGATGTGGACCGTCTCCATGTTGCTGAATGCTGTCAGCATCATCTTGACTTCGGTCGGCTTAAACACGCGACCGTATTTTTCGTGGTAGCAATCTTGCACTTCCACGTCGGCCTGCGTGAAGAAACGGAAAATCTGGGTCAGAAGGTTCCTCTCGGCATCAGACAGGCTGTGCTTCCAGTCGCGAACGTCTTCTGCCAGTGGGACTTCTTCAGGAAGCCAGTGAACCTGTTGCTGTATTTTCCAGTAGTCATAAGCCCACGGATAGTGAAATGGCTTGTATGTTTTCGAGGCTTCAAGCAACGACATTTAGATAACTCCCTTACTGGCAGGCAATACATTCATCGTAGTTGGTTGGCGCGACCATAATTGCAGGCTTCTCGATTGTGTTGTCAGCCTCGACGCCGCCTGCGAAACCGGCGCGCTGTATCGACTTGGACCGCAGGTAGTAGAGGGACTTGATACCCTTCTCCCATGCTTGAAAATGCAGCATCAGCAGATCCCACTTGTCCACGTCGGCAGGAATGAATAGATTCAGACTCTGCGACTGATCGATATATGGCGTGCGGTCGGCGGCTAGTTCCAACAGCCACCTCTGGTCGATTTCAAAACTGGTGCGAAACACTCCCTTCTCAGAATCGCTCAACACGTCGAGGTGTTGTACTGACCCTTCCTTTTCCAGAATGCTGTTCCACACTGCGTCAGTGTTGTTACCGCTGCGGTCCAGAACAGCAGCCAGCGCTGCATTGCGAACTACAAATGAACCGGAAAGCGTCTTGTGCGTGTAGATGTTTGCCGGGATAGGTTCAATACAGGCCGACGCGCCACCGCAGATGATGCTGATCGAAGCTGTTGGGGCAATGGCAGTCTTGTTGCTGAACCTCTTCCTGTAGCCCGCTGCAACCGAATCGGGGCACGGTCCTCGCTCTTCACAGAGTATCTGGTCAGCGGTGTCGAGGTGGCCTGCAATATGGCGAAATATCTTCAAGTTCCACGCCTTTGCAAGAGGGCTTTCGATTGCGACACCCTTCGACTGAAGGAAGCCGTGGAAGCCCATGACGCCAAGGCCCACACTGCGTTCCATCCTCGCAGCATATTTGGCGTTCCGCATTTCTTCTGGTGCGGTGTTGATATAGTCCTGAAGCACGTTGTCGAGGAAGCGCATCACATCGATAATGAAACAGGCGTCACCGTTCCACTGGTCCCATGTTTCAAGGTTGAGTGACGACAGGCAGCATACTGCTGTTCGGTCATTCCCCAGATAATCCCGACCGGTCGGCAGAGTGACTTCCGCACACAAGTTGGACGTGGACACCTTCAGACCGAGTTCTTGGTGGTGGGCAGGTGTCGCACGGTTCACCGTGTCGCTGAACACGATATAAGGTTCACCAGTAGCAAGGCGTGTTTCAACCAGTTTCTGAAACAGCGACCGGGCGTCCACACTGCCTCGCTCAGAACCGTCGTGGGGTGAGCGCAAGGTGAAGCGACTGCCGCTTTTTACCGCCAGCATGAAGTCGTCGCTGACCAGAACGCCGTGATGGAGGTTCAGCGCCTTGCGATTGAAGTCGCCACTGGGTTTGCGGATTTCCAGAAATTCTTCAATTTCAGGGTGGCTGATATCAACATAGGCCGCAGCACTCCCCCTCCGAAGACTACCCTGCGAGATACCCAGTGTGAGTGAGTCCATTACCTTGACGAATGGAATGATCCCGCTGGTTTTACCGTTCAGGCCGACCTTCTCTCCAATGCCCCGCACGTTTCCCCAATAGGTGCCAATTCCGCCCCCGCGCGATGCCAACCAAATGTTCTCGTACCAGCGGTCCGCGATACCCTTTAGGCTGTCTTCCACGCTGTTGAGGTAACACGATATGGGAAGCCCACGGCTGGTTCCACCATTCGACAGAACCGGCGTGGCGGGCATAAACCATAGGCGACTGATGTAATCGTAGACCCGTTGGGCGTGTGCTTGGTCATCTGCGAACGCAGACGCTACGCGAGCGAACATTGTCTGGTAGTTTTCACCGGGCAGAAGATAGCGGTCTTCTAGTGTTGCTTTACCAAAATCCGTCAAAAGGTCGTCGCGTGACTGGTCAATCGCTACGTTAAAGCGCACATTGGGTCTCCCTGAAAAATGGAACAGTCACCCTTATAGTGATTCAGGCCGCACGACAATAGGTGTCTGGCGACGCGCATGTGCCCCTTGGTCCTGCAACCGCATCACTGCGTCCAAGCACCGATGCAGATCCGCAATCGAGCCGGTGTTATGGATTAGATAATCAGGGTTGAGACGATCCACGCGCTCGGAGTCATGGACACCGTGCATCACGCCAAACTTCTCATATAACCACTTCCATACGCGACCCTTGAACGCCGCTGGACCTTTGCCGGGTCGCACGATCAGAATGGTAAACCCGTTGAGGCGTCGCACTGCCACTTCCTCATTGGGAAACCTCACACTGTCGTTCATCGCAGCATCTACGCCACTGGCAGCGTGCTTCCACGCATTCACCCACAGGTCGTCGCTGATCTGTCTGCGACCCCACTCGGTTCCAAGTGAAATCTGAGCATGGCGACTGGTAACACCGAGACAGGGTATCACCGATTCCTTACCGCCGCCTTCGAGGTAGTAGGTGATTTCAGGACCGTTCATCCCGAAGCGGCGTAGCAGTGCTGCCAGCATGTCACGCAGCGGCTCGGCAATGTGCAGCCGCGTGTAGCCGTAGCTCTGGGCGAGGTAATTCGCTGCTTCTGTTTTGCCTGAACCGGCGAAGCCTGAGAGGCCGATTGGTGGTAGGGTCATGTAGTTTACTCCTAGAAACGTATGTCGCCGTCTTCCCAGTCGTAGATCGACCAGCCAAAGTTCTCACGAAGCCAGTGATCGAGGGTCATTGGGCTTCCAACAGCTTCACAGCAACACGCATCTGCAGAGTCCCGTCGCGCTGCCCAGCCAGCACAGCATCGCGCGACGCCTTATCGCTGTCGCCAATCTCAGCGGCGACCATCTGGCGGGCTTTCAACACCACAGGGTCAACTGCGAGGTCGGGATAACGGGCGATGGCGTCGGCTTTCCACTGCAAGAGGCTCTGGTTTTCCACCAGCAGACCCTTGATGCGGGTTTCGTACTTCAGCACCGATACCACGCTGTCATCACCGCATTCCGGTGGTCGCAACACAAGCGTTCCACTGTGGGGCCTCTGACGGCTTCAGCTTCTTCGCTACTACAGGTGGCTTCCCATCAGCACTGATCGACCACTTGTAAGGCGGGCGACCTCGACCATCCTTGGCAGTGTCATCGGTTTCGCGCGACAACTCGCCTCGCAGATACATGCTGTGCAGTTGCGCGTAGACCGTCTGCTTGTTGACGTGCGGCATGAACTCGACGATCTGGCCGCTGGTGACGCCGGGAAGGTTCTTCAGGACTTCGAGGATTTCGCTGGTGATGCTCATGCTTCGGACTCCTCGACGTTGCGGATGAAAGGTAGCGGAGCGTAGTGCGGATCACCCTCGTCGTCGAAAAACCAAGCCATCCCCAACTTGTTCTGAAGGTCCAGTCCGGCCTTGTCATGCCACTCACCACAAATAAACGCCATTGCGTCACCGTTTTCGTCAAACCCGACAAACTCACACGGCACCGGAACAGGATTCCTGTCGCACGGAACGGTTTCGATGGGCTTGGTCCAGTCAATCATTCGAATCACTCCCTTAATCTGTTCATCAACCGTAAGTTGAAACAGCAACACCGTCAAGAGAAGATGTCGTCAAACTCGTCCTCCACCGGATCAACCCAACGACCGCACACCCGCTCCCACAGTTCGTCCAGCTTCGCATCACAGCGGCCCGACTTCCGATATGCGTCTTCCATCGCTGCCAGTGGGGTCTTCCCTTCACCGCGCGACAGTTCATACGTCACCCAGCCACCTTGGTCGGTCTTTTGCGGCGTGAACGCAACGCATTGGCACCCTCGACCGACCTTGGTTGGCCGATCCACGCAGAGACCGCGCTTGCCTGACTCGCGGTGGAACTCTTTCCAGTAGGGGAGTTTCCGTAGGCTGTCGATTTCCGGGTCTGGTCGCCATAGCATTTCATCAAGAACCTTGTATGGACGGGAAGCACTTGAACTGCTCATTGTCATACCCCATTGCTTCCATAGCACCGTCCCACGCAGCCTGCCAAAGTTGCGCGGTGTGACTGGTGCAGGAGTAACTGTTGCGCGGGTCGCGATACTTGGGCACGCACTTGTCTGCGATGCGTGTTGCGCGTTCTTTATCTACTTGCAGGCGCGATTGGCGAAGTAGTTCGTTGACGTTTGTCACTTGCTCACCTCTGCTTTAATCGCCGGGTGCGGGTTGTAATCGACCAAGTGGAAGTCATCCCACGCCAGATTCCCGTCGAGGATGCTGCCCATCGACGACTCTGCTACAAACCGCAGCGTCGGGAACGGCACCGGCACCCTGCCGCACTGCTCGATGGCTTGCTCGACGTGGTTGGCGTACAGGTGAACGTCACCAAAGGTGTGAACGAACTCACCGACACCCAGTCCCACTTCGCGCGCCACCAGATGCGTCAGGAGCGCGTAGGACGCGATATTGAAGGGGACGCCCAAGAACACGTCTGCCGACCGCTGGTAAAGCTGGCACGACAGTTTCCCGTCGCTGACGAAGAACTGAAACAGGCAGTGGCACGGTGGCAGAGCCATCTCGTCAATCTCGGCAGGATTCCAAGCCGTGACGATGTGGCGGCGTCCATGCGGGTCGTTGCGAAGGCCGTCGATCACGTTGCGGATCTGGTCGATATACCCTGTAGGTTCTTTGAACCATGTATCATCTGGAAGCCATGTCCACGTAGCCCAGTCGCGCCACTGTGCCCCATAAACCGGACCAAGGTTCCCATCCTCATCAGCCCATTCGTCCCAGATCGTGACTCCGTGGTCGTGCAGATACTCGGTGTTCGTGTCGCCGCGAAGGAACCACAGCAACTCCACGGCGACACTCTTCCAGTGGACCCGCTTGGTCGTCAGCAACGGGAAACCCTTGCTCAGATCAAAGCGAATCTGCCGACCAAACAGGCCATAGGTTCCGCCGTTGCGGCCTTCGCGGTAGACGCCAGCGGTGCGACACTCATTCAGGAGGTCGAGATACTGGTATTCGGGGTGGATGTCGGTCACTGAATTATCTCCCTTGCGATGCTGTGACGTTCGGTCACGCGGATGATCTGAGGCTTGACGCGCTTGTCGTGGACACACGTCCAAGGAAAGCCTGAGTATGCGTCGATCTGTGCCTGCGTGGGAACAATGGTGAAATGCTCTGCGTAGCTTTCCGTCGAAGTGTGGCTTAGATAACCGCTACTGACGCTCAACCACTCCCAGACGATAC